GCAAGATGATATTGTTCTCAATCCGCTTTTATCGGCGATTAATAGAGCGATAGGCAAAGCATGGTCGCTTGGGTTGAGAATTGTTCGAGATAATTATGTAACCAGCAGGTTGATTCGACACATTGGAGAAGACGGCGCATATGCTGTTATGAAATTTAGGGGGTCAGACCTGCGTGGAAATACAGATGTACGGGTAACGAGCCAAAGTGGGCTTCCCAGAAGCAGGGCATTGCGTGTTGAATTTTTGATGCGCTTGCGTGAAATGGGCCTGCTTCCTGATGATAAGTCCAAGATTTTTCAAGACGAATTACTTCATGAAAGAAAAGCATACCATGAAAATTCCGTCATTGAAAGCAATCCGAATATTTCTCCAGAGGTCTTATTTGGAAACCCCGAAGCGGGTATTGATGGCCTAGTTTCAAATGTTGATGAGGATGAAATACACCTCAAGATTCATACTCGTCTTCGGCTTAGTGCCAAGTATGATAAATTTTCACCATTTCAAAAGAAAGCTCTCAATCAGCTTTTGCAATGGCACCAGGAGCGCCTCCAGCAGGCACAGCAAGCCGCTATGGAGCAACAGATTCAGATGATGGTGCAGGCTGAAATGGCAAAAGCTCAGGGAGCAGCTCTGCTTGAAAAAGCCAAGACAGCTGGTCGTATTGAGGTTGAAAAGATGAAGACCAAAGGTGACATTGTTGTCGAGGCCGTCAAGCAGCGAGGTGCAAGCGCCGCCTCCGAGTCCAAGAGGGAAAGTGCGCCCACCAAAGGAGAATAATTATGGACAATGACTTTGATTTTGATGCAATCCAGGAAAAACTGAATACTGGAACATCAGACAAGCAGGTTTCTGAATCCGAAGAAGAAGACAAGGGTTCAGACGAAGAGTTTCGTCTCGATGAAGACGAGCTCTACATGGAGGATGCCCCCGAAGAAAAAGGAGCCGAAGAAGAAGCTGAAGAAACCGAAGAAGTAGACGAGGGGGATGAAGAAGAAACAGAGGAAACAGAAGAGGAAACTTCTGAAGAAAAGGCTGACGAAGAAGACCCATATGCTAAAATTCGTGAGGATATTCTTGCGATTGTTGGCGAGGATGCTGTAGCCAAGGTCAAGGGCAAAGAATATGCCATTAAAGACCTTGATCAGCAAGAGCTCATCAAGTATGTGCAAAAGGGGATTCGTGCAGATCAGCTTATGCAGGAAGCCGCTGGTATGCGGCGGCAACTTGAAACCGAAAGAGAATTAGTTGAGCGTGGTGCCGCTGCCGTTCGGCAACTACTTGCACAGCAGGAGCAAACTGGTGTTCAGCCGGGGAAAAAGACAACAGATGATGTTTCATTGCCCCCGCAACTGAAGCCCACCGAGTTTGATTCGGATGAGGTACGGGCGCTGAAAGAGGTGTCCGCAGACCTTTATAAGCAAGTGCAAACGTTGCAGAAGGGAGTCCAGGAGAGCCAGGCAGAAGGATATGCTAACCAGTTGTTGAGTGAAATTAAGGAGTTGAAGAAAGAGTATCCAGTGGCTGTGGTTGATGAAGTGTTGGCTGCTAAATCCCAATATCCAGACGCCAGTCTCGAAGCCTTGATGGAGGCTAGTAATCGCTATTATTCTAGCCTAGAGTTTATTAAGACCGCTCTGGAAAGCAACCCGCAAGCCAAGCGGGAACTCGAAGAGCAGGCCATTAAGAACTATAGGGCAAAACTTGAAAAGAATAAGCGAGCTCCACAGAGGCGCTCTAGGACTTCGGCCTCAAAGAAGGTCTCTGTAAAGGAACGGCTTCGCCCAGGTATCAGCTATGATTTTGACACAGCCGAAGACTTTGCTCGTTCTTACATCAACGAGGTGGAAAGATTACACGAGGAAGTATAAGGCATGAATACATTTGGAGACAACTGTGCAGGAATTCCAATACATTCAGGATATTCTTAAAGAATTCTATGCCCCTGCCATTGTTAACCAGGTCTATAAAAAGGCTCCTTGGTGGGCTCAGATTAAGAAACTCACTAAGGGCGTCTATGGTAAGCGGATTGTCATCCCCGTGATGACCGCTTTCACGGAAGCTGTTGGCGCTCGCGTTGCCAATAACTATGCTCTCCCGACCGCAAAAAAGAACACCTATGACCAGGCTTATATCTACATGAAACGCAATTACGGGCGTATTCAGGTGGATGGCTTTGCCATTGAGTCTGCGAAAAATAGGGGCGGATGGGTAGACATTGTTACCGCTGAAACAAAGGGTGTCAGCAACGCTTTCGCCCTGGACGTAGATAGGCAGAGCCTTGGACGTGGTGACGGTGTGCTTGGGCACGTTGCGTCAACCTCCGGATCAACCATTACGGTTGATAACCCCTTCGGAATCACCGAGGCTAGCGTTGCTAGATTATTCCGGGCGGGTATGACCATTGACGGTTATGACGATGCCGACAGCACTCAGCATGTTGATTCGCTGGAGATTTCTTCGATTTCCGGCAACACGCTAACAATGAGTGCTTCAACTGGAATCTCTGACCTTGCTGATGGTGACCAGCTTTATCGTGAAGATGTTTTCAGTACTACACCTGGAAACATCGGTGAAATGATGGGGCTTGACGGAATCGTTGACACAGGTAACGGGCCTTCTCCTTCAACCCATGTATCTGCCTCTGATTTTGAGGGCATTGATGCCTCTGCAGAACCCACATGGCAGTCCTATGTTGATAGTACTTCTCAGGTAATTTCTGAGACTGTTATTCAGGAGCTTCTTGATTCTATTGAGAAGAGGACGGACGGAGAAAAGCCTAACCTTGCCATTACAACTTATGCTCTCCGCAACAAGCTTATCGAGATCATGCAATCTGATCGTTTGATTCAGACCATGGACTTAAAAGCTGGGTGGAAGGCCATTAAGTACATTGGCGGAAATGTTGAGCTACCCATTATGGTGCACAAAAATTGCCCCACGGGTTATTTTTATGTCGTTTCCCTGCCCCATATCAAATTCTACACACTGAAGAAACTGGTGTGGGACAACAAGGGCGGTGGTATTGTTAAGCCCGTAGCTGGGTATGATGCATACGAAGCCTGGTTCAAGATGTACGGAAACATCGGAACCGATTGTCGTAATGCTCATGGAAAACTGACTGGCCTGACAACTTCTTAATAGAAGCCCGGCGCTGGTTTTCCATAAACACGAGAGTGGGGTCTGGTTTTCCAGCCCCGCTCTCCCCTTTTTGGGGGATTAAATGTTGGCACCTAGATATATTCAGCGAGAATTGCGTTTAGTGCATCCCGATTATTTTGCGGTCTTTGATCCGCATCCACGCGTGATTGTCTTGGATGACCCAGATGGTGTTAGTCTAAAGGTCATTGATCCATTTGGGCGCTGGCTCATCCGTAAGTGGATGCGCTTGTTTCCGATTGATCGAAGGCTTGATACGTGGAAATTTAATTCTGGGCACATTTTGACCATCACTAGGGAAAATGAAATCGGGCAGGATATTGGCTATCTAAGCCTTGATATGCGTGCGGTTCACGCCGTCAAAGAGGGTCTATATCATGCTCGGAATGCCAAAAAACTTTTGGCAAAGATTGATCAGCATAACAGCGACCTAGAAGAAAAAAATGAACAGGAAGATTGGTATTTGCATCGTTATGCGGCAAAGTGTATTTGGCATCGCTATAGAGAGCCAACAGTAGTGTTAGGAGGAAAATAATATGGCCTGGACTGATGACGATGTTACCAATTTTATACAAAGCCTTTTGAATGAATATAGCTCTGCAAAGTATTGGGCCGCTGCGGAAATAACGCTTTACAAGAAAGCCGCAATGTCCACGCTTTTGAGTAAATATATATATCAGCTTTATCCAATTTATGGAGACTGGGAAGATTTTGCGGTTACTGCTGGAACAAGAGTATATGATTTACCGTCTAATTGTTATCGCGTAGCACAGGTTGTTGTTACGGAAGACGGTGACAAATTACGCTATATTCCCAGAACAGAGCTTTGGAAATACGCAGATTATGATGCTGGAGATGTAATTGGATGGACATATAAAAACAATAAAATTTACGTAACACCAGAACCAAGTGGTTCAGATAGTGATTTTGGACAAATTCATTACATGCCAATACTAGATGCTGTTACTGAATTTCCTGATGCCATGTGTCCACTTATTGGTATTCAAGCCGCCTTGCTTGCCCTGCAAAAGGACAAATATGACTCTGCTGGCCTCATGGCATTGAAGCGTGAATACGAGCAGAATATATATAATGATTTCGAGCTTTCGAGTATTGAACATGTAAACGTATTTCCAGATTATTCCGAAGAGGATAGCTTTGCTTAAAATAGCTCCGCGTTATTTTGAAATAACAGACTTTTCTTTGGGGATGAATTGGTCTGTCCCGCCGCATCGCCTTGACCCAAGGGAATCATTTGAGTTAAAAAACTTCAACTTAGTACGACAAGGACTAGAAAAACGCGGTGGAATTTCTAAGAAATATCCAACAGCGGCCGTTTCTTCAACTGATGTACATTCGCTGTATGAATATAAGGCACCAAACGGCACTAACTATATACTTGTTGGGATTGATACTTCTGTCAAGGCATATTATAGTGGCGCTTGGCATGCACTAAAAAGCGCCCTTACTTCTGGATCAAAGAATAGCTATGCCACCCATCGTGGCATGTGTATTTCGGCCAACGGAGATGACGATAATTTCAAGCTGTGGAATACCGCTGTCTCAGCACTTGGTATTGACCCGCCGACAGTAAAACCCTCTGTTGCAAAGCAGGCTGCAAATTCATCTGGTATTTCTGGTAAATACAAGTATTGGATTACTTATCTTAGAGACAGGGATGGTATTTCGATTTATTGTGATTCTGGCGATGCCACAGAGGCTACGTTAAAAAAAGAAGGGGATACGCTTATTCTTGTTCACAATGGTACTGGGGGACAAACGTGGAATATTGATCTAAGTAATGCTAGCTATGACACCCTAACTGAATTACAGGCATATATTGATGGTTTAACCGGATGGTCTTGTACACTTTGGGGATCAGCTAGTGCCAGTTCAACCGATTTGTATGACAAACAAATTTGCGATGTTCTCGGTAGCGATAATGAGGTCTATCTAGAGTATGAAACTCTGCCGCGTCTTGAGAGCAACCCATCTACTGTAAGTGACGAACACGTTGCAGGGCAGACCTACGAAGATGAAAATATTTATGATGGAGACGGGAGTACAAAATCATTTTCTGGTAGCTCGCTGACGTTATCCAGCGAATCTATCAAGAAAGAAAGCGTAGAGTTTACATATGTGATTAGCGGTCAAGAATATACTGGTGCTGATGATGGAAATGGAAATCTTGAGGGAGATCAAATTAGTTCTGGGACAATTGATTATGATACCGGTGCTGTAGCTTTAACATTTCGTAATGCACCAGATAATAATACGGAGATTCTTTTTACGTATCAAACCGCCGAAACGGTACGGATAACTGTTACCGGTACCGCCGATACAGATGTTAATAAGATTGTTCTGTATCGCACGCTAAATCTGTATGGAGAAGATGCGGACTCCACAATTGGATTTAAGGTGACAGAGCTTGCCAACCCCGGGGCTACTACAACTACATATGATGACACCACGGATGATAATGATCTGACAACTACCATGGAGCGTAATAATACTCGTCCCCCAAAGAAGACTAAATTTTTAAAGCTGTACAAGGATCGTATGTTTTATGTAAACAATCCAACAGAAGCTGATGGTGGTTCATTAGTAGTCTTTAGCAAGAGCGGTATCCCCGAAGCTTGTCCATCTTCAAATTATCAATATTTTGATAGGGAGGACGGCGAAGAAATCACCGGCTGTGCTGCTTTTGGTGATTATTTTGTTATGTTTAAGAGAAACAAGATAGGGGTTATTGAGGGCGAGTTTGAGGCTTTATATTATATCTCTGTTGGTGTTGGGTGTATTGCTCCGTGGGCTATTTTAGAATTTCGAGATAAAGTTATCTTTTTGTCCGAAGAGGGCTGGATGTCGTTTGATGGACACAATTTGATAAATATATCCGAAAAAGTAAATACGCTGATTAAAAAGGGATACTTGGTTGAGGATAAAAATTTCAATTCCTCAAGCTCTACGTCATATTCGTGTGCTTATTATCCAGAAAAAAATCAATTTCATTTCCTGCTGAATACAGACTCGCTTGATGATATTGTAATGGTTGGGCACTTTATTTCAAACATTTATTCCGAATCCGGCCTAAAGCAGATGGATACTGAAAAAGAGCTTGTCGCCTGGACATATCATGAATATGATGATCATACGCTAACTTGTTTAGGTACATATACAGACTCTAAGGGCAACATGAAGTTAATGGCCGGTGCTTCAGATGGGTTTGTTTATAACCTTGATAGTGGTGCAGATGATGATGGCAATAGTATACAAGTTTCTTATATATCTGGATGGTCTCCGCTAGGAACACCAGACTCGCTTGCCAAAACAGTTCGCTTTATTAATTTGTCTTACGGATCAACAGACAATTTATCAGCGCATACTTTTTATTTAGATTCTGATTTTGTTGCTGGCATAGACAGCTTTAATGTTCAGGGCGGAAATGTTGTTGGGTCAGCTGAAACACCAGGAGATATTTGGGGAGGAAAATATCAGTTATTCAGCGAAAACTACAGGGTAAATGTTGTTGGGCAACATATTCGCTTAAGGTTTAGCGGTACTTCTATTGCAGGGCTTATTATAGCCGGAATTACGGTTCATTACAGGATTGCACCTGACGGTGTACGCTTCTGGTCGCCCACTAGATCACAGGGTTATCGTCCAAAAGACGATAAATTACGCCGCGTTCTTGAGCATTTTAAAGAGCGCATTAATGGTATTGTAGGACACCTGGAGTCTGTAACATCTGCAACAGATGAGCTTGTGAAGGTTGGTGCTTCTGGGGAACCAGATTATCTAAGCCCTAAGTTTTTTACTAGGTCACAATCAAAGCATATTACCATAAATTTTAGCGGCATTGATCACGGGTTCTTACAAGGGCTTTCAGACGACGATCACACACACTATCTTCTTGCAAGCGGGGCAAGGGCTCTTACTGGCAATTGGGACGCTGGCAACTATTACATTCAAGCCACACGCTTTATTTCCGACGTTGCCACGGGAACCATGCCATTGACTGTAAGCTCAACCACGCTTTGTACAAATTTGAATGCTGATAAGGTTGATAGTTGCGATGTGATTGACGAAGATGATATGGCATCGGATTCAGATGTTCACGTGCCGACTCAGCAGTCAGTAAAGGCGTATATAGATACTAACTGTGCTGATCCCAATGATGTACTTCTTCTTGATCAAACTACACCCCAAACCGTTTCAAATGGCATACCGCTTCTCGATCAAGAGTATGATGCCTTTTCTGATTTGACCGAGTTTGTAAACAAGGGCTATGTTGATTGGGCGGTTTCGGCTATTGGGGTAACTTACTATATGACTGATGATACAGATGGGGATACGGGCTATAAAATTTGCTCTTTGACTCCCTCTGCTGATTCAGAAACATATATTGAAGAAACAGACGTAGTTGATGACGAACTCCTTGGAACATGGATTTCAGATGTTGGAGAGGCACCGTCAAAACTGCTTAGAGGAATATATGATTGGTTTATCTTTGCCGAGAAAACTAGCGGAACAAAAACCTTAAGGCTTTATTGGAAGCTATATGAAAGGAAAACCGATGATTCAGAAGCCTTAATAGCTACCTCTTCAGAAAGCAATGAATTGGACACCGGCGTAAAAACAAGCTATATAATCCCGTTAGCTTTAGACTCCGATTATACTCCCGATAGCGGTTCACGAATTGTGGGGAAAATCTATGCTTCTGTAAGCGGAAGTGGCAATGCCCCAACGGTTAAAATCTACTATCAAGGCGTCTCTGGCAGTCGTTGGGAAATCCCGTCCAATATTGAAGTTTTAAGCGACATCTTTTTGAAAAAAGTTGATCACACAAAAGCTCTTCATGACGCGCTGGGAATAGATGCCGATACTGTTGATGGAGAGCACGCCGCTAACATTGTGACAGATGCTAGAGTAAAGGCCCATTTTCCGGATACTATCGCCAACATTTTATCGGACCACGATAAGACTACCCACGATGCCTTAAATATAGATGCGGATACTGTAGACGGTAGCCACGCTTCAGATTTTGCCTCGGCCTCTCATATTCATGACGATAGATATTACACGGAAGCAGAATTAAACACGTCGGGCGGAGGAGGTGCGGTCCACTGGGACAATGTAACCAATACGCCATCTACATATCCCCCCTCAAGCCATACCCACCCTGGCGGTGACATAACATCCCAAGTCTCTGATGCAGACACGGTAGACGGAGAGCACGCTGCTGATATCGTGACGAACACCCGGGTGAAGGCACACTTTCAAAGCCACCCACGATGCATTGGGAATAGATGCGGACACTGTTGACGGGGAACACGCTGCCAATATTGTGACAGATGCTAGGGTTAAAGCTCATTTTCCAGATACAATTGCTAACGTTTTAAGTGATCATAATAAAGCTGTACACGATGCCTTAAACATAGATGCAGATACACTAGATGGCAAACATGCTTCTGAGCTAGATCATGGCGAACTTGTTGGGTTGGCAGATGATGATCATTCCCAATATTACAATGCGGCCAGACACACTAAGGCGATCCATGATGCTTTGAATATAGATGCGGATACCGTAGACGGTAGCCATGCCTCAGATTTTGCCTTGGCTTCTCACGACCACGATAGTAGGTATTATACAGAAACAGAGCTAAATACATCTGGCGCTGGCGGTGCGGTCCATTGGGATAATGTAACTAACACGCCGTCTACATATACACCATCGTCACACACGCATCCCGGAAGCGACATTACTTCTCAAGTTGGTGATGCAGACAGCGTTGATGGTTATCACCTTGACCAAGATGTTAGAACGGTTTCAATTCCTACGTTTGATGATTTAATACTATCCTCGCCGTCAAGTATTTATAACCTTTCACATAATTCATTTGCTAATTATGTAGGCAATGAACACATAGATCATACCAGCGTTTCAATCTCCGCCGGTACGGGCTTAACTGGCGGTGGCGATATCAGCACAAGTCGTACGCTTAGTTTAAGCCATCTCGGCATCGAGAACCTTTCTGACCCAAATGCAAATCGCCTGATGCTTTGGGATGATACAGACGGTGCAGTAAAATGGGTTACCGTAGGGTCTGGGCTGACCTATGATCATGCAACGTATACGCTATCTTCAACAGGTGGGACAGATTCCAAGGTTGCTGTAGATAGTGGTGCTACGCCCGATTATATAGGCAATTCCGACCTTAATGGCGTCTTGCGAACCAATTCTCCAATTACTTATACAGATGGTGGTGACTATATTACGCTTGGCGTAGATGTTGCAGCTATTGATCATGATTCACTATCTGGGGTCATTGCCAATGAACACGTGGATCATTCTACGGTACTTATTTCTGCCGGCACTGGATTAACCGGCGGTGGAGACATAACCGCCAATAGAACACTTAGCTTGAGCCATTTGGGCATTGAAAATCTTACTGATCCAAATAGCAATCGCTTGATGTTATGGGATGATACAGATAATTCTGTTAAGTGGGTAACCATTGGCTCTGGGTTAACTTATGATCACGCCACGTATACCTTGTCTTCATCTGGTGGGTCTGATACTAAGGTTGCGGTTGATAGCGCTGCTACCGCTGATTATCTAGGTAATTCTGATATAGATGGTGTTTTACGAACTAATTCTCCGATCACTTATTCAGATGATGGTGATTACATTACCCTCGGTATCAACGTTGGGGCCATTGATCATGACTCGCTGTCAGGGTTTATTGCTAATGAGCATATAAACCATTCTAGTGTGCTTATTTCTGCTGGTACAGGCTTAACTGGTGGTGGTGATATAACCGCAAATAGGACACTTAGTCTAAGCCATCTCGGCATTGAGAATCTTTCTGACCCAGGAGATGATCGTTTAATGCTGTGGGATGATACAGACAACGCTGTTAAATGGGTTATAGTTGGTTCTGGATTAACCTATGATCATGCTACATATACTTTATCCTCATCTGGCGGGTCTGATGTTAAGGCAGCTGTGGATAGCGGTGCCACGGCAGATTATGTTGGCGCTAATTTTGATGATGGGTTTTTGCGAATTGATTATGGAGCGTTAACATGGTTTGATGGTGGTGATTATGTTAAAATTGGATTTGATGAAACGCAAATTGATCATAACAATTTGAATAATTATGTTGCAAATGAACATATAGACTGGACAAATGCTTTCGACAATCTCTCTACAACTGGTTCTGTTACGTGTAATAATCTTTCTATTTATGATAGTTCTTTAACAAACTATCTCACTATTATGTGGGATGAAGAATCTACTTATAATCGCTACTTATATTTGTATGGTTTTGCAGGGGGAAGTAGATCGTTAACCTTGAATGAGAATTTTACAATTGGCAGTGGCGACGAAGGTACCTTAACATTTAATACTGTCGCAACGCTAACTGTCGAGGCGTCTTCTAATGTAAACCAAGACCTGACGACTGATGCTGACGTTACTTTTAACGGGATAACAACCACAGATTTGACGGTTAATACAGACACACTATATGTTGACAGCGGTCTTGGTTATGTTGGAATCGGAACAGCTTATCCAGAAAATATTTTTCACATCCAGGGGGCGGACGGCGTACATGTTCCAGTTAGGCATCATTGCCATTCGAGTACAAATTGGCATAGTGCAAGTTATCAAGCCAGAAAATCTAGGGGGACACAGGCGTCTCCATCAGCTGTGCAGTCTGGAGATGGTTTATTTAGTTTTGACATTTTTGCTTACGATGGTTCTGGCTATGAGCGTGCGGCAACCTTCTTGGCTACTATGCAATCTAATCCAACAGATGTTGGTGATATTGTCCCGGCAAAATGGGTGTGGAGAACATGTGATACGAGTGGAGCTGTAGCGAATCGGTTTGAGGTACAAAGTGACGGTATCATTAAAATGAATTTCAGCAATGCCCCCTCTGGCTCACTTGACCTAGAGATTCAAGATGCCGGAACTGCAGGGGCCACATATGAAGCATGGATTCAGGTAAAGGTTGGAACAACAACTTGTTACATCCCGTGCCTAAGCTCTAAATAAGGAAATATGATGAATAGACAAGAGGCAAGGCAACGAATTGGTAAGGCGCTTATAGACTTGAAGGCTGTTTATGATTGGCTAAAAGATACACCAATTTCGCCCCCAATATCTACAAAAAATCAAAAGAAGATGCAGTTTTTAACCGCATAGAAAAGGTTATTGCCAGAGCGGCTTCTTATGGCACTTCTGCCATTAGTTTTTTCTGTTGGTTACATACAAACAAAAAAGAACATAAGCACTTAAATTATAGGACGCCTTTAACATGGAAGGGATTATTGTCTAAATCGCTAGACATGGAGATTCCGTGTTATAGGTATTGGGAGCTTTATAGGAGATTTTTGGCTCTATGTAAAAAGCATGGTATGGCTACAATTCCCCAAGCCTTTATGAGTAAATACACGTTTTATCCTTTTGAGGGGCACAACAAGCAGGATATTAAAGATTTTTGGGCTCCTAATGCTAAGAAATATCAGAAGTGGTTGATTTGGAGATTCCTGATTGAACAGAAAAGATTGGGATTAGAGCCACATATTAAATTCATCAATGAGCCAACTCACAAAGGCAGGGATGACCTTGGACATATCATTGCTAAGTGGCATAAAGATATGTGGTTGCACGCCAAGGCTATGACAGGACTTAAGCTAGAAAACTTAGTAATTGATATTTCTCACTCAGAGTTTGCCAAGGCTGAGCTTGTGTACCACGGGCGGAACAACGCTTGCGTGAAATGTGGTAGACCGTGGAGTAATGTTAAAGAGTACGACCGCCTGGCTCTGTGCGAACAACATGGGTGCAGTACAAAAGATAGTTTGTATGAGGGCGAAAAGGACATAGATACTTTCATTGGTAGCGCCAATTGGAGAGCTAAGTTCTCTGAGGATGGTAGCAAGCAGGGTAAGATTGCCCCGCTTGGTCGAGACTACCCATGGCGATTAGGTAATGCCAAGGAAGTCAAAGAGATGCTTTTATTTGCTTGGGGTAAATGTAAAAACGCAAGGAAAAAGAAGCATTTTTACTTCGGCCTATTCCCGATGGAAACGCTTAAGAAGCGTAGTTGGGGGCTCGAAGAATTTTATGATATAGATGGTATTGACTGGAGTAGATTTCAGGCAGTACACGATGCTTACATAGAGATTTACGGAGGGTAACATGCCGATTTGGGCAGCTTTACCGGGCATTATAGGTGGCGTGGGCTCTATTGTCGGTGCCCTTTCTGGTAAAAAGAAGGGTACTGATTGGGAGGCCATCCTTGGGGGCGCCGGAGAATTTCTTGGTGGACTTACAAAAGAGGATGCCGAAGATAGGGCCAGAGCAGAATACAAGTACGAAAAAAAGCTTATGGAAGACCGCCGGAGAATGCTTGAGAGTGCTGGCCTTAAACCACGTACTCCTAGGTATGAGACCTATAGTGCTCTTAGTTTATTTGACCCGTTTTTGAAAAAAGCTATTGTTGGTAGCTTCGGAGACATTTTGGGTCAAGAAGCCCTGCAGAAGTACGGGATTGATATTGGTAGCGTCCTTGGCCAAATAGGGCAGGCACCTATCGCTGGGGGCGGTGCTACGCCACCGATTCAGGCCGGACCGGGGATTCCAGAGCATCTTGCTGGTGCCGTAGGTCGTGGCGGCGGAAGAATTCGTCCGCCCGAGAGGCCAGAAAGACCGTGGATACGAGAAGAAGACTTACTAGCAATATAGGGTAACATGCTTTACAATGAAATAAGAAAACTCATGCCACAGCGTAGGCGGCTTGTTGGGGGTAGACCGCTTGGTGTAAGAGATGGCATGGGCATACAATCAACAAGCCCATTACACCCGGCCCTTAAACATGTAGTACAGGGTGCTGGTCGCGGCTCTATTCCGCCACACCTGAAACCAGTATTACGAGGGGCCGGCCAGGGCAGGCCCCCTTTGCATAATCGGAGAATGGTGCCCCCCATGGCTCCGTGGCTTTTAGGTTGGAGAAGATAAATGGCACAATGGTATATGGAACAATTAAAATCGCCGCTTAGGACAGGGCTTGTCGGGCTCAGGGGCGCTGAGCGACAGAATATCTATAATCTGGCCAGACGGCAAATACAGGGCGGTGCCAGAGCAGAGGCAGAGCAAATGCGAACCTTGATGGGTGGCCGTGGATTCCGTGCTGGTGAATCGGGCATTGCAGATACGGCCATTCAACAGGCTCTGCGTGCAGGAACAGAACGCCTTGGGGCGCTGTCCGGGCAGCTTGCGGCAGAAGAGGCCCAGAGGCGGTCGCAAGAAAGGTTGCAGCTTGCTGGCCTCAACCTTCAGAGAATGACTGGGGCCGGACAAATTGGCGCCCAATTCGCCCAGGCGGGAGCACAGCGAGCAGCCGCACGCATGGCGCAGGAAACCGCCCTAAAAAGACTTGGATGGGAAAAGGAAAGATTTAAGGAGTACGAATATCCGTATCAGCAGCAGACCGATGCTTGGAAGCGGTTGCAGTGGTTATATGGCTCAATGCTTGGACAGCAGGCACAGGATTGGGATAGATACGCTGGCGGTTTATAAGGAGCAGTATAATGGCCATTGATTGGAACGATATTTTTCGGGGCCTTGGTGCTTCTGCAAAATACCTCTCTGCCCATATGCGAGAAAAGCGCTTGATGAAAGAGGAAGAAGAAGCCCAGATGCGGATATTCAAAAAGCAGAAAACATTTGAAGCCAGGCTCCAGGAGATTGCACAGAAAAAATATCAGGATTTTCAAAAAGAGTTGTTGCAACTTCGCCAGCAAGCAGAAGAAGAGGCAAGTAAAAAGCAACTAGAACTACAAACGCAAGTAGATTTACTTGGTAGTGTGGGTGCTATCGATAGGTTGAAACGAGCAATGGAAACAAGAGACCCGCTCCAACTTGCAAGGGTACAAGCTGAAACCGCATTGATTGCCAAGATTCGCGGCGGGGCTACTCCTGAAGATTTGACAGAAGATGAACTTAAAATCTTTTCTGGATTAGACCCAGTACAACAGGCTATGTTTAGTGGTGTTATGAATAAGCAGCGACAACTAAACATACAAGTAGAAAATGCAGCTAAACAGCTTGATGGACAGCTAGCTCTGATTGGTGCCCAAATTGAAAACTTCAGATCATTGGCCGAGATGAGGCGTCTAAATCCATATGGATTAACACCAGATGATATTCTTAAACGCAAGCTGGCTGCAGAGCAGGCGTTGGCAAAGATTATACAAGACCCAGACTATAGACAGGTTGAAGACCTGTTGGCACGTGGTAAAAAACTTGAGGACTTACCACTTCCGCTACAAAGACGATACAAAATTTCAAAGGCAGCCATTCAAACTACCCTTGCTCTTATTGGACAATATAAATATATGGCTGGTGAGTATCCGACTCCGGAGATACCTAAAGAAGAAGCTCCGCCTACTAAACCCGAGAAAGGCGAGGCTAGTACCTTCTCTATAGCGATTGGGAAGCCCCTGTCTCGTGCTGGTGCCAAGATGGCAAAAGAGATTGCTAGGCCATTTAGGGCGGAATTGAAGACAGAACGAGGTAAACGAGAAGCTAATATAGCTAGGGCCGAGAAAGTGATTTTACCAAGAGCCGAGAAAGATTTTGGTGACGTTATGAGCTATAGTGATTTTACTGCTCTTCGCAGGGCAAACCCCGAAGGGACTGTTGGAAAGAAATTTTTGGCCCCTAGTAAGACCAAGAAAAATAGAATGGCCGTGTATCAAGTAATTCGCGGTGAAGGCGGGAGGCTTGCGGTAGAGGAATTGAAGGTTTACTAATGTACCAGCAGTATAGCCTAGATGAGGTTCTTGGCATAGGCAAGACCTATGACCTCGATACCATTCTAAGCACACCGACCCAGTATGACTTGGATGAAGTACTTGGCATAAAAAGAGACAAAAAGCGCCTAGAGGAAGAGCGTAAAGAAGAAAACTTTTGGGAATGGCTAGAGCAAGCCGGGCGTGGATTTGTTTCCGAAGCAACCCTTGGGCTTTCTAAGAAGGTTATTGGTAGAGATGAGCCAGAAACTACTGGAGAAAAAATCTCAAGGGCCATTGGGGGTTTCGCTGGCTTCTTGTTGACCCCATTAAAAATAGGTAAATTGGGGGCCGGGCTTGTCAGGCGAGGCGCTTTGAAGGTAGCCCCAAAGCTTGCGGAAAAGGTGGGCGGACGCCTATTGCTGCATCTTGGGCATGGAGCGGCTCAACTCGGTATTGCTGAAGCAGTATCAGATTTAACGGATATTGAGAGCATGCCCGCCAGGACTCTACACGGGGCTAAAATTGGTACGATTTTTGGCTTGGCCGGGATGTCTCACATTACCAAATATCCCAAATTGAATGCCGTTCTCAGCCAGGCGGGGGGCAGGGCTCTACTTGCTATTACTGGTGAATATCCTGCTGAATATTTCACAAAAGAAAACCTGCCACAGCTTATTTTTTCTGAAGCCTTAAATACATACTTTCTTAGAAAGGGTATTAATCCATACAATTTATTAACCGGCGAACTGACCGCATGGCAAAAAAAAGAAGTTAGCTCTATAGAAAAAGAACTATTTGAGTTCACCAAAGAAACAAGGAAGCTTGATGAGCTCAAAGCTACAAAAGAACACCTTGCCAGGCCGATCTATAAAGAGCTTAATATCTGGACCGACCTTACGGCGCCTGAAATCAATGTCTCTGAACGAGATGTTCGCCGTATTCTAAAGCGGATAGACCTCTATGGCCCCAAGGAGGCCCTAAAGGGTATAACGGCCTATTATGACAAAGCTACTGGCAAGTACATTCTGCCACGCTTTGCTTCTATGCTTCGTGCTCTGCGTAATTGGGTTGGTGAGCAACGGCTTGCCGGGGAAACCGCAGAAGACCTAGACGTTGTTAGGATGCGGGTGGTTGGCGAGCCCGCCCCAGAAACCCCAAGGCTTCCTACGCCTATCGAAGCCGCCGCTATGTGGAACAAGGATTTTGTTACTGCGGACATTATCGAGCGGATTCTTGAGCATAATGTTTATGCCTATAATGTTAAGGATAAAACACTCAGGCCCATCCCTGAAGAGGCACGGCCAAGGCCGCGAGTGAATGAGATTATTATCAGAAGACCGGAGCTTGGTGGCGAATGGGATTTAGGCCCGATAGGTAAAAAAGTAGAAAATGTATCCAAAGCCTTTCCTGCTGGTATAAAAAAACTCAATAAATATATCAAGTCACTTAATAAACCGCTACCGCCAGAGGTTTATGCCCAGATTGAAAAGCGACTTGATGCCATGGATTCTGAGATACGTGACCCAAAGATAATCTTTCGTCGCTTTCTTGGAACAGAAAAGCCAAAGCTTAGAGACCTGATGACCATTGAAGACGTTTTGTCCACAATGGAAAAGTACCCACCCGGCTCAAGAATGGAATGGTTCTTTGCCGAACTGATTACTGCAAGAGGGCTTGAGCAATGGTTCCCCACGAAAAACTGGGACAAGAAAACGTTTGGGGAACGAGACCCAAAGCTAGAGCAAGATGTTCATCTAAAACAACTTCAGGCAAAGCAACTTGAAGAAGATCGAATTAGCCAGTATGACCGCTATCGGCTCTTGAAGCGCATTAAAAAAGACCTTCATGCTGGCAAAAGAACTGGAACTATTATCTCAAATATGCTACAGACAAGCTGGCTCAAGCGTTGGCTCAACATAGATAAGTTATTCCATAGTTGGACACTGAAAACTGGTATTCCTTTTTGGCAAATCGGCCAGAAAATTGCCTATGATAAACACATTATTGACCGTACACTAAACACAATCAGCGAGCCACTTGCCAAATTTAAGCATATGCCAGTTCAGGATCAGGCGCTCATCATTGAATACTATCGTGCTGCTTATGCCGGAGAAGATACTGGGCCAATCCTGAGAAGTTTTACCCCAGAGCTTAAAGAATATATTGATGTCGTTGATAGGATAATGGAGCAGGCCCGCCCGTATGTGGCCCATTATCGCATTATGACATGGCTATATGATCCATCTAAAAAAGTATTCAAGACCCAGGGTGAAGAGACCACTCAAAAACTGTTGCGACGTGCCGAATCAATCATGGCAGAGGCCGGGGGCGGAAAAGAAGGAGAACGTGCTATTTGGGAAGCCATTGTCAATGGTGACCCTATTGCCGACCTCGGCGTTTTGGAGCAAGGTGTTTACTTGCCGAGTATTATTCTTGGGCGCCCGTTTAATCAGCCTATGACATATGAGGAATACTATAGGTATGTCGCCTCAATGGGTCGGACGCACCTTGAGAGTCGTGGTAAAATAAGAACTGCATTTGGAAAGGAAATCAACCTCGATGATACAGCTGCATTGCTTGGTGAGCAAAACCTGAACCAAAGGATTCATGGTTACTTGCGTCAGGTGCTAAACCGCCGATACATGCATCACGATCTTGAGGTACTAGAAGAAGTAATCAAAACGTTATATGAAGACTTTCGCAAAGTGCGTGGTGGAAAGTCTGGCTTTGATTTAATTGATGCTCTTAGACTCTATGCCCATAGGAAAAAGGGATTGCCGGTACCAATGGGCGGAATATCAAGAGCCCTAAAGAAAACACAAGCCGTATTTTTCCGGGTGCTTACATCTTCAAAGCCGTATCTGTGGCTCAGGAACCTGTTTCAGGGAAAGGGTGGCGTTACGGTTCCGCATAAAGCCATTCTGATACACCCGTCGGTTCGGCGACGCTCGTTCAAGGAGATTCCTGAAGAATATAAAGAGAGGTTTCATACGGAAGTCAGCCAAATGTCTGCCGTGGAATACCATTATCTATTTACAGAGGCCACGTCTGCTATCGAGGCAAAGCCTATTATAGGGCCACTATTCAAGATAGCAAAGCGGGTTGGTAAAACCTACTCTGTAACTGACTTAATGAATAGAAAATCTGTGTACAAGAATACATGGTTTTATTCAAGGCGGTGGATAGAGGATTTTTATAACAATAAAATTGATCTAGCAACGCTAGAAAAAAAGATTGGGCTACACAAAATGGAGCCCCTTTATAGAAAGAAAGTACGGTGGCTTCTCGCCAGGCGGGAACCACAAGAAGCTCTGCACGTTCTTTCTAAATGGATGAGTGATAATTCGCAATGGATTTATGACCGCAGTGAAAAGTCGTTGTTTGAGATGACTGGAGAGGGAGAAGCCTGGACAAACCTTCTGACGTGGAGCAAGAGTATAACACAGGCTTTTGCGGACGCATCTTCTAGGTTTGTAGAAGGAATTAATACTGGGAACATGACCATGGCTCGCGGGGCCGCCGGGTGGTTTGTCAGCACCCTGCTTGCAGGACTTGTGGCAAACCAAATTTTAAGACATGTTTCTTTGCGGCACGGAAACAAATATTCAGACTATGGTATAGATATGTTTTTCTGGGAGCTTGGAGGCGTAAGCGGTGAGATAGTAAAAGACTTTACTGAAACCCTGGCCACTTTAGCAACAACGTTTGATGAACCGGAAGAAGTGCGAAGCCAGGCTATTGAAGAGGCCCTCAGAAAGGTAGACAATGTATTTGTGCGACAGCTTATTCCGTTCGCTAAGCCTGCCCTTGCTGTTGTTGAATCTATTACGGGCCGCTCGCACATTCAGCCATTCTATGAATTTATCACCAAAAAGGGTATAACTAAAGCTAACAGGACTCTCTTAGAAGGCTTTATTCATGCTGCCTTGGCTACTGATCCAACTAAAAGCCCAGCTGTAAAGCGGTGGGCTAATCTACAAAGACAGTATTGGTATCATGAAATGCTGGCCGCTAAATCACCAGCAAGAAAAGCATATGCAGAGCTTATGTTTCATAGATATGAATACCTATCTGACCTCTTTAATAGATATGCACCCGTTGAGGTTTATAAGATGTATGAACATCGAGAGCGTAAGGCTTGGATGGATACATTCGAGCACCCGGATTTTCTGCGAGAACAAGCCAGGGCTCGCGAGCGTTTTTACAGAGATATGAGGGCATGGGAAGCCTATGAATAGATCACGCTTTTTACGCATGTTTGCTTTACTGACATGTTATGCTATGTTTCATGATATAAAGTTCATAGTTACATCGTTTTATAGGACGCCAGAAGAACAGAAAAAATTATATGAAGAAGGCAAGAGTAAATGTGATGGAGTAATTAGAAGGTCTCGGCACCAAGACTGGCTTGCTATAGACATCTGCATTGTTGATAAACTTGGCGCCCCAATATGGCACAGAACTGAGGATTATGAAAAACTTGGTAAGTTTTGGAAATCACTTGGTGGTACATGGGGCGGTGATTGGGCATCCCTAAACGATATTTTTCACTTTGAGGTGTAAAATGAAATTACATATCAATAGCGGGGTAGCCCTTGTTTTATACACGCTGGTAATGGCCGGTGGATATGTATGGGCCTCATTTTATGCAACCGCCCCATTCACGGCTTATGCCACAGCAGTAAGCGGGTGTTTTACTGCTTACATTACAAAGAGATTAATCCAAAAATCTAATAAATATAATGGACAAAATAATCAGGTTGATTAAAAGCGTGGGTTGGCTTTTGCTAGCCGCCACATTTGCCCTAAGTATGCTCTGGCTACAAAGGGCGTGTCGCCATCAGCCTATCATTAAAACATCCGAACACCTGGTTGAAACCAAGGTTTATCGTAGACCAATTATTCGGCTACCATTTTTGGCACATGATCCACCTATTCCGTTTGAGTACTTGCCAATACCGCCAGAAATGGTCAAAACATCCATTATTATTTCTACACCAGATGGGCCGAAAATTGGATTGGTGATTGACAAAAAAGGAGATGTATGGAAAACAACTAATACGCCAGATAATGTGCGTATCGTTTCCACAAAGTGGAAGAAACCACTCATTGCTGTTGGCATGAAGTTTGGATTAACAGTTGCATATAGTGGCGTTGTTTTTATTGGGCTCTCAACAGATTATTTGAGGATTGGCGAATTCTATATAGGCTCTGATATTGCCGTTGATCGTACAGGCAAACCCTTGGTTGGGCTAGGTGTTCGATTTCGCATAGCGAAATTGGGCTACGATTTTTTGAATCAAAGAGCCTATATGGGAATTAGCATCCAATGGTGAAAAGAATATGTTTAACCATCGTTTTGTTTTCAACACTGTTTTTTATGGCCCCAATAAAGCCACAAACACAGCTGGTATTTTTCCCCGATCTTCCGACTTATTACAAAGCAACAACCAGTTCGTTCGAGGTGGTTTTTAAAGAACCATATGAGGTATTGCTATTACACTTTGTTTATGGAGACAATTTAATAATTACCTCAATGGCGTGGTGGGTGGTTGATGTCAACGCAGCCCAGGTTGAAGAGATTTTAAAATCTATGGGCCGTGACTTTAGTGATGTGGTGTACATTATACATAACCATTTGATGCCATCACGATTTTCTGTTGGCGACATAAACTTTTTGCGGGAAAGTAGGCGACGTGGATTTTCTGGTAGATTCCTGCTATACTTCCCATGGTGTAATAAGGTATTTGAATACGATGAAAGCACAAGACGTTCTAAAGAATTACAAGCGAAACCATTCTGGACAAGTGACATTAAGGGAGCGGATGGCAAGGGTTGAGGCCCTTCTCTGTCATGTTATCGATAACGACCTTAAACACTTGTGGCTGGCACTGAAGATTCTCATTGGAATTGGTGTATCTATTTTTCTGGCAATGGCAGGAATCTTAGCCACACTTTTAATAAAACTTTCGGAGGTAAATTAATGCCATACACTCCATGTGAAAAAAAGATATATAGTAGCCTCTTAAAACAGTACGGGAAAAAGAAGGGAGAATCTGTTTACCACGCTATGAAGAACAGCGGTCGCATAGACAAAATCTGCAAAAAGGCTGCGCAAAACAAGAAGAAAAAGTAGTGGACGTATTATTTTCCTACATGAAACTTGGGCGTACCGCCCTTAACTACCGGATCAGCAGGTACTGAAACCTCAGCTTTCCAAGCAGCTGCGTTTTTACAGTTTGGACATTTTACCGGCAAGGTAACAAATCCATCTTTGGTACAAAGCATATCCTTTAACATAAACCCGCAATGAAAACATGTAAAATCTCTAAGCGGCATTACTTACCCTCCACTTTAGCCTCACGGCCACATTCAGAACAAACTACTACCGCATCCATCTTTAATGGGAAAAATGTTCGGAATCTTTTCTCGTACTCCGGACACTTTTTATTCTGGCAATAGACTATGACCTCTCGCCTTTTTACCTTAGTTCTTTTTACCTTTTTCTTCATTCGCCTTAGCCTTTCCAGCTTTCTTTCCGGCCTTCTTTTTAGAGGGAATAACTTCCTTGGGATGCTCAACTATAACAAAGGCATTTCTGATGTTGTCATAGCGCCAATTTTCCTTCTCGATGTCAATCCCCATGTCGTAAGCTAGTGTCGCGAGTCGCTGCGTAAACACTTCTTCCAGTAAGCCCTTGATTATGGTCCTCACTGACTCAAAAGCATTCTCGGCGTTTTTTAGGTGAGCAAGTAATTGTCCTTCCCAAACTTTTACCAGCTGCTTTTGTTCCTTGTTAAGTTTTTTTTCCATTCTTTTCCTCCGTTTCCAAGTCTCGTGCCTTATCCTCATTGAGGATGATCCAGTTTTTTAGGCACTTGATAAAATACTTACTAATATTTTTGCGCCATCCAAGCCTTGTAAGCAATAAATGCTCACCCTTAAATAATTTACCCTTGATTTCAGGGTCATAACTTAGGTGATGCGTTTGGATGACTGGTTTTCTCCCCATGGTAAATCCTCTAAATCCTTGCGCCCTTTTTCCTCAAAGTGCATTAAAGCGAACGCCCAAAATGCAACTGCAGCGAGATGGTCTTCATCCCGCTCTCCTGCGAGCCACTGGAAAGCATGTCGAAGAAGGGAATCAATACAGACTGAAAAGGGGATGCCTTTTTCCCAATTTCTGTCTTCGTATTTAGAAGCTCCTTTGCTATAGAGCAAAGCAAGTCTTCTGATAGCTCCTGTCGGTAATAAATCGTATCGCCCCTTCTTAATTCGACTACTAGGGTCTTTTTGTCCACCGCTCTTAAACTCCTTTCTTAGCCCAGAATCCTTAAGTTTCTTTGAAGTGCTCATCCATTTCCTCCCTGTTATGAAAGACAGGGATGCCAAGCTCTTCAGCCAGCTTTTTCTCCGCCATGGTTCCCGACGATGAGCGCCACCCCTTAGTAAGGTACATGCAATCACATGCCATAAGCCAGCTTTTGCTGTATCGTTTGATCATCGCTTCTGTGAGTGGTCTAGCATCTACAATAAACAAGAGAAAGTCTAGGGCAGGGATGAATGGGTCGTAGCCAGCGAGCATTAAATCCTTTGCCTCTTTTACCATCTTCCTGACATTAATCAGGTATTCGATGGCCGGATTCTGTGACCACAGGCCACGAGGCGTCAAAGGCCCGGCGACGTAAACCCTAGTCCTTCGTATAGACATCTCCGTTCTCCTTGATTTTTTTGTCCTCGTAGGGGGCAGCAAGTCTACGGTACAATTCTAGCTTGGCACATTCTAATGCACCAATCAGTTTGTTAATTTCAGAATAGCTTATTCTGGTGTAATCCAGTAGTTGCTTGAGAATTTCAGAGATAGCATAGTTAACCCGTCCCGGATGTACCTTGCCAAAACTTGCAATGGCCTCGGCCACAAATGTACACCCAGGCTTGATGAGCCTTCTCTCTGCGTCTTTAATGTACGGCACCTTGCCCTCCTTAAATGCTTCGTTTTTGCTGTGCCATGTGATCAAGGATTAAGCTAAAAACCTCATTTGTAGAGATTACATCTTCCTTGCAGTGTTGAAGAACAGTTGCCAACGCTTCTGGCTTTCCGGCCCCGGCATCTTTCCATAGCTTAGGCGTCATCGGATGGTCCTTTGCGGGAATGCCAAAAAACTGGCATACTGACATGAGTCTGTTACTGTGCAGGGCAAACTTGTTGCGGACTACATAGTACACGTCTGTGTGATAAAGTGTTTTGTATGACGGAAATCCAAGCCCATGATACAACGCCCTGGACCGCACATAGGGAATATCAAATTGTGACCCATAGAATGTAACGACTCGATCATATTCTTCAATGGCCTTTACTGCACTCTTAACAATTCTGGCGTCTTCCTTATCCCTCGCCTCTTTTGTAGTAACAATGTCATGCTGTATATCTCCAGTATCCCTATCTAACATACACCACGTAAGCATATGGCTCCAGTTGGCACGCAAACCTGTAGTTTCGATGTCAAATATCCCGATCTTCTCCCGCATTGGTGAAGTGTCGGGTTTCTCAGACAGGAAACAAGAGTAATGCTCAAGATAAGTATGCTTGTGGCGACAATAATGCTCCGCAAGCCATACAATATCTCGCTTCAGGAGCTTCCTAATCGGTATTTTTAGACTCATTTTTCTCCCTGTAAAGATTTATGTAATTGGTCAAAGTGATAATTACCATCGTCTCTTGGAGATAGGATGATTAAATCTTCGTAAGCCCTTCTTCGCCCGACAAAGTCTTCTGGCCAATTTTCAATCACTATGCATTCATGGGGTGCTACATCATAGAGTTCCATTAGCTTAGACGCTGATATGTAGTGTCTTGTTCCATCGGCCTTAGAAATAACATGTCCAGGACAAACAATATATTTCTTCCTAGTCGGTGTCTTCAGGCTCATTGGTGTCCTTTGCATATTCTGGCCTCGTTTCTTTTTTCTCTTTTTTAATTGTCAACTCAATTTCAAATCTACGATTAAGCTCAAGCTTTTCTACTCGTTTTTCCAGGCCATCTAAAGAAGCACTGATTGCGGCGAAATTAGGCAAGATGTATTCCCTGAGCAACCCGGCCAGGGCTTTTTCTAATTGCTCCGTACCACTACTTGCCCCTATCTCTGGAATGTTTTTGATATTAATCGCTTTCATTTAATTTTTTCTCCTTTTAAGTTCACTTGATTGTTTTTTTTCATTTTCATCTCTTTTTTCTTCATGCACCACGCTAATTGAGTATGTTGTATAATCCGGAGCTTTTTTCTCCAGGAAGGGCTTTATCAGTTTTTCTAGTGCTGGGTGCTCTATCTTGAAGACGTGTGTCTGCACAATCACTTCGCCCCCATGGAGAGCTTCTCCTAAGTCAGTTATTCTGACTGCCAACTTAATGCTCATTTTCCAGCTTGTCTAGCCTTGCTTCTATCTCTGCCAGTTTCTGTGCTATCATCCCGATTTCATTCAAGATGAAATCAAAGGCCGTTCCTGCTTCTTCAGTCTGGCCATCATCAACAACTACAATCTCTGTAAAGACGCCCTTACCATCCGGATTTGTTTCCGTCCCAATGTAATCAGTCATTTTTCTCTCCTTTCGATACTTATTATAACACACGGGGTGAGGAGTTGTCAAGAGAAAATTCTATTTTTTTTAGAAAAAATTTCCTTGTCCATGGGGTCATCGTACTTATAATGCCACACCCCCTGTGGAACAAACTGTGTGCCATGGTAAAGTTTATAGTACAATATCTTGCCAATCATATTCTGCCCACCTCGCCTGTTCTTGCATTTAATGACCTCGGCAACACTAATAGGCTTACTCTTAAAGTATGACATTGAGATATAAAGCCGGGGGATTTGTAGGCCAAGCTCTTTCCCATAGCCTATGTCTCTATCCCGCGGTTTCTGCAAGCCGATAATCGCAATGCCACTTGTGAGCGTTTCGTGAATATCGCGAATCATTCTGCCGACCTTGTAGATTTCATCGCCAAGGTCCATGTAGTCAATGATATTTATGGCTGTAGGATTAATTACATCGTGAAAGTTTGTGCTTCTTTCGTACACATTAATTTTCCAGTCATCGAGCGAAAGGTCTTGGAACATTTCTACTCGTTTACGGAATTCTTGCTCGCTCATCTCTGAATTAAAGTAATTGATTTGATACTTGTCCATATTCATAGCCGCAAGATTTAAAAATAATGCAGTCTTCCCAGCATCCGGACTCCCGGCAAAAACAATGATGTTCTTTGGATACGTCTCAAAAAATTCATGTATATCGAGGGGATATTTAATATCCATTGAAGCGGTATTCGCATCCCTCCAATTCATTGGCATCAGTTCTTTTTCGACCTTCCGAAAGAAACCATTCCTGTGCTTGTGTCGCTCGATGACACCCTCGTCTACCATCCTTGACAAAACACGAGAGACATTTTTCCTGTCGCTTCTGCCGTACATCCCGACGCCAACGTACCGACATACCTCATCAAACCGAAACCATCCATTAACCTGCTCAACAAATTCCCTTACCTCGGGAGCAATAGTTACCTCCGAAGGGCTCACAAGTTCGCGTGACGTGCGTTGTAGTAGCTCTATAGCTTTTTCTAGCTCGTCCTCAGAAGCCAGCATCTTAAGCTTTGCCCCGAGGGTGATAAGAGAATCTTTTGTATTCAAATAGCGCTGGTATTCTGGCAACCTCTCGGCAAGCTCTTTCTTGGAAAGGCTGCCAATATCTGCCAATTCTTTTGCTATTTGCTTAGCTTTCTTTTCTGACACTTTGGTTTTCCCTTTGAAAATTTAGGGCACTCGGGTGCGGCAACAGTCAGGCCATACAATCCGCTCTCAACTACTGGCGCCTTAGATGCAGAGCAATACCCTATAACGTTTTCATGCTTATCGAGAATGAAATACTTGCAGCGATTACACTCAAAAATTCTGTATTCCTCGTTCACTTTTTAGCGCCACCGAATTTGAAGATTGTCTGGTAGAAAAAGTCCATGATTTTAGCCTTGTAAGCCAGCCAAAACTCTGCAGGGTCGATATGGTATTCTGTATGACATTTTCTGCACAGGGGAATCACTTCATAATCTTTCGCCCCAGCACCTTTTGTTCTTGGAAAGTGATGACAATCAGAATTGGGGTCATTACAAACACAACAAGGATGAGCAGTTACGTATTCAACATAAGAAGCTGGGTCTATGACCACGGGTTCGGGTGCCTTCTTAACGGAATAGTTTTTCGGAGGAAGGCCCTTCCGTTCTCTAATGGCATTCCTTAAGTCGGACCTGCTTAAGCTTTGAGCAAGGGCGATGTACTCATCCTTGTGTTCTGGGTCATCCTTCACAAGCGGAGCAATAATCTGAAGATTACCAACCGGGATTTCACCGATGACTTCTGGTTGATACTTGCACTGCTCGATATACAACTCGTAAGCATGAATCCACCAGTAAGCCGTAGCCCTGGCAAAGCCTATTTCCGGCTGAGCAATGTATGCTTCAAACGTATCGTATCCACGTAGCTCATATAGCTTAAGGTCTCTTATCGTCTTTAGCAACGCCCCTAATTTCAATAGACTTATGGCCGTATCTTTCTTTAGTCGGCTTATCTCCTGCTCTATCTGCAACACCATCGTGGTTGACGACTCGTCTTTTTTGACTATTGCTTTGCTCATTCATCACCTCATTGATTGCATTCTGAACCGCCCCGGAAACTCGACGCCATACCTCAGTAATGGCCCCCTCTGGATAACCCTTGTCTTTCAACATGCTATTACGAAGCAACTTGCGCTTGACGGCATTCTCTATTTGCATTCGCAATGTTGCCTTATAAGCTTCTCCAAGAGTCATCTGCTTGTTATTCATCAAGGATTCTACCTCTCTTGCAATCCAAAGAGGGCAGCTGATATGGCACATAAAAGCATCTTTGCATCCATGTCTCATTGTACCTCCTATGCCTCTGCAAGTTGCGGGCAAATTGAGGCGACCGGACAATAGTACATACAGCGAATTGCTTTGCCATAATTTCTGCTTCTTGGGTTTGTATTAATCCATCTTTCCTCATCTGTACACGGCCTGATTTTTGATGGGTCTTTCTGATTGGCGACGTGCTCTTGTAATCGTTCTTGTGTAAATTTCTCCACCTTTCCCAGGTCCAAGAGGGGCATCTTAATAGTTTCAAACTCTAGGATATTATCTCGACGCTGGACCTCCATAGACCAGTCTTTGACTACGCACTCCAGCAAAATGCGCTCTGCTTCTGGGTAGCGAAACGCCCGATAGATGTTTGTCTGCCACAAATAATTGTTACCGCTCCAATCCCCTGCCTTCATTTTCTTGACCGCATACGCCTTAATGGTCTTAAAATCAGTAAGTGTCTTAGTACTTTTTTGGTACAGGTCTGGTGTCCCCCTAAGCTTAGCGTACCCAAAATCAATCTCGAAGTGGCACTCCTTTTCTACCTCAAAGTCTTTGCGAATATCCTCGCCAAGTAAGGACATTCCACGCTCCATTGCCGCGTGCCATGCGCTGCCAAATACTGCCCACAACCGCTCGGACGGGCGAATGTAGATGATCTCGGGCCTCTGCCAGCATAGCCAGCAGAGGCCGGGGCAAACACGGCTCCACACATTCACCAAGACAATAATTAGTTTCCGTGTGCGGGTCTAGCGGGTCACGTGGACAAAGAAACCCGGCGAACCCTTTTTTAGTTTCTTCACGCATTGTCCAAAAAGTCCAGGAAAATCTTAGCCTGCTGACAAATCTCCTCTTCCGTAGGGACGACCTTCCCGCCGGACGTAGTGATTACGGCTACAGCCAGGTCTTTGGCATATGACAGGGCAAAAGAAGCATTTCTATTCTTTTGTCCTACAGGGCTAGGGATTCGCCCTTCTTTATCATAAGACGGACGAGGCTCTTCCCCAACATTGTGCCCATATGGAAAGTCATCGTTGACATCCGTTACGGGCAGAACCCCCTGAATATGAGAGTACCTTCCCATGGTTTTGATGTCAAACTCAAACTCCATACCTTCACTTATCTCCCCGGCAATATTGGGACTATAAGTGTACAGAATGGTCCCATCATCCAGAATGATGCGCCAAAACCTACTACCCCTGGATGACACATCGCTTTGTTTCTCCCTTACCCTAGCAATTAATTTAGACATTCTAAAAACCTCCAAAAATTGATTTAATGTTGCCATTACTTCCGAAAACGTCGTTGTACACCATCTTTGTGACCAATGTTTGGCTTATTTTTTATGCCCTTACCCCAATCTTTGATTTTCTTGCCCTTCTTGTGGAGCCTGTTGTGCGCCTCAAGAGTCATCAGCTTCAGGTTAGAGATATGATTGTTCTCTGGGTTACCGTCTTTATGGGCAATAACGTAACCATCAGGCACTTTCTTGCCCCAATATTTCTCCCATGCCTTTCTGGCCCGGTAAGCATCAGTAGACTTGCTTCCGCCCTTCCACATGCCATGCTCTGGACCTTCCGGAGCTTTTTTCTTTTCTCTTTTTGCCATGTTTAATGCCTCCTTTCTACCCAAAGCTCAAACGACGCTTCACGCAGTTTAGCTATAGCGTCCGGGTGTTTCTTTGGGTCGGCAAGACTGTGCAGTAAAATGATAACCCTATGGGGCAACCATTTATTTCGCCTATTGTACCAGCGGTAATATTTAATAAGTCGCCTGACCAAGTTTCGTACAGGTACAAGGCCCTCATAACTTTTCTTAAGGCGCTTGTTTGTCATGCGCCATGCCCTACGGATGAGCTCAAGATTTCGGTCATGCTGTTTCTTGAGCTTGGCATCCCTTTCCTTGTCTAGCCTTGCTAGATACCTGTCAAGCTCTTTCATGTGTACTGAAGCCATTTACCCTCCTTTTCTCCTTCTCAGAAGGAGAAATTTGTTATTTTCTTTCCTTTCAACCCCAATATAACATACTGAGTGGGGTGTTGTCAAGTACTTTTTTCATTTTTTTTGACCTACAAAATCAAAATTATCTGGTTGCTGAGACATGTACTCAACCACCTCTTGCCAAGACCAGGGGTAGAAATTATGTGTATCTACCCCAACGTCAAGCATTTTGCCCACCGGGGCCAGCCTGCCATGTGAATGCCCATGAAGGTGCCAGGCGTTGTAGTGGCTCTTTGCCCAGGTTCGCATGGCATAATGACAAAGTACCACATCTTGCTTGACTATGTGAACCTCAGCCATGGGTGTCATGGCAACAATCTTGGGATGACCACGCTTATAGAGCATCTCTGCCTCACGGTCGTGAGACCCCCTGATGAAATACAGTTTCCCATTAAGGCGCTCTAGAATCTCAGCGAGCATCATGGTACGGTCTTTGTCTTGTTTCCATCCAAAGTCGCCAAGGTAATAGACGAGACCATTAACCGGTACCACCTCATTCCACCGAGAGATAAGTTCCTCGTTCATCTCCCTGGCGTTCGCCCAAGGGCGATCGCAGTGAGAGAGGATGGCAGCATGGTTAAAATGATGATCCGCTGAAAAGTAAATCTTCATGCCTATCTCCTAAAACCATGATGGCTTAAAATAAGGGCAGTCATTATTTTGATTCATGACATGACAAGATATAGGATAAGAAACTATACGATCCCAATAGGTATCTTGATACTCTTTGAAGTAAGAACAACTATGAGTTCCATCAAAGCCTGATCTTGAATAACGACATTTAGAACAATATGCTTTTTCTTTTTTTTTGCTTTTCTTTTTTCTTTTCAGTCTTATGTTGAATATCTTCATTTTCTTACCCTCTCGTTAAAAATTTCTTTTCTTCTCATGTCTTAAGTATAACATACTCAATAGGGAGTTGTCAAGTACTTTCTTTCTTTTTTTTTAATATTTTTTTCTTTCTTTGTCTTAGTCTCTTATATCTTATTCTTCTCTTTTCTTTTCTTTTGCTACTTTTCTTTTCTTTTCTCTTCTTGTGTCGTCATTGTCGTCACTGTCGTCACAGAATCCCTACTATTTTGGTCGGAATTATCGGAATAGTAGCATTTTTTTTAATTTTTTTTCAAAAAATACTTGACAAACCCCCACTCTCTATGCTATATTAATAGCGAACGGAGGCGAGCATGACGACTTTGCAAGTAAACCTTAATGTAGGTTGGCGAGGCGGAACGAGGCAAACCTTCATGCTCGCCAAACACCTAAACAGTATGATTTTATGTCATCCCAAGTCGGACTTTCCCAAGAAACAGAGGGGCATGACGTTTCTATTTGACCGTGAAATCCAAGGCCCACGCCCATTCCCGCCGGGTCACCCGTCGTGGGATGTTGTCAACTATCAGTGTAGGTGCTCTCTTGATTTAATCATTCCTGCTATTGTAAGGGTTGCTACGCGACGCCACGCATTTCCCACGCACCAAAGAGAAAGAGAGGCCCTTCGCAAGATGGATGGCGTTATTGCGGTTTCAAATTACGTAAAGTCTCACTTGCTAGACAACGATGTTCCCGAAGAAAAGATTAGGGTTATCTATCCTGGTACTGATCCAGCATGGTTTTTCGAGCCGTTACCACGAGGATGGAGGAAGCCAGATGATGAATTTATCATCATGTTTTGTGGCTATCTCCTTGATATAAAAGGACTTAGGGAGTTTATGTATGCCACCAAAGAGCTATCACACTCCATCCCCAATCTCCTGGCTTACGTAGTTGGAGACGGTGATCTAGCTCTTTGGGCGGCACACTATGCGGCACGCCACAGAGTACCGGCCTATTTCTTCGGGCACAAATCAGAGGGCGTTTATCGCAAACTAATGTCTCGGGCCAATGTGTTTGTCATGCCCTCATACGAAGAGGGGCTTGGGTCTATCATGCTAGACGCAATGGCGGGTGGCCTACCCATTGTTGCCTCGAACGTCGGTGGCATCCCCGAAATCGTGGACTCTTCCTGTGGCGTACTTGTACCGCCGGCAGAACCAAAAGAGCTAGCACAAGCAATCCTGAAAATCTACGAAAATCCAAAACTGGAAGCCCAAATGGGGCACGCGGCCCGCGTTAAGGTCTCTAAAAGCTTTTCTATGGAGCGGGTAGCGAAAGAAACTATGGCGTTTTATAAGGAAGTGCTTCGCAGGGTGGGAACTGGATGAAAGCCGTAAGCATTCCTGCTGCTTAGGAGTGACTCATTTTTCCGAAAGGCAAAAAAAGAGGGGAGAAAGGATCGGGCCGTCCCTTCTCCCCCTTGGGTCTACTCGCTCAGTGTCGGTGCGCTTGCTGGCCCGGCTTGATTCCAATCTTCTGGATAGTGCTCTTTAATTTTTCTGACTACTTTTGCGATTTTTCTGTCGTTCATAGCAGGTGCGGTATTTACTTCAAATATCCACGGATTTTCGTGAATATCAAAGCAACAATCAACGGCGCCGAAATCGAGTCCCAGCGCCGATACGGCAGCAACGCTTATATTCTTCAATTCTTTTGGAGCATTCTGTACTAAAATCCACTTGAAAAACCATCCATTTCTGTAGTTTCTGATTGTAGTTGATTTTGGCGTTCCGATAGGTACTTTTTTGTTTACCTCAAGCACTCGGCCAAACATGACGAAAACTCTGTATTCATCTTTGTTTGCAATTTTTTCCTGCAAGAACATACCGTTAGCAAGTGCTCTTTTGGCCTCTTCTTTGTTGCGTACAATGGCGAATCCTCGGCCTTGATAATGAGCAACTGATCTGGCAACTACTGGAAACTCACAATCAGTTGAGGTTAGGAGCCTTGGGGTTGGAAGTTCATACCTTTCTAAAATCTGTTTCATTTCTAGTTTGTTTGTTGCCCTGTTTATTGCGATTGCCCGGTTGATTAACATGCCGAATGATAGGGGTAGTAACGACGTGGAGTTTCCGTATCGAAATACTACGTGTTTAAACTCTTTTCTCGACAGTAGGTTTTCACAGTATTCGGCGCCTAGTGCAGATGCCAATTTTCTCCCAGTTTTCCTGGCTCGTCTTGTACCAATTATTAGTACTTTCATGCGCCCTCCTTTTTAATAGGCTGTGTCTGTATGCTTTTTTTACTGAAATCTAGTCCAAGGAATTCAGTAAACATGGGCCTTGTTTCCAATTTCTTTTCTTCTTCTTCTTCCTTTTCTTCTTTTCTTTCATAATACCTGTCAATAATCCTGTCGTACCGCGTAATAGCACTATCATCGCCGTCTGGAAAAAATAGCTTTCTTGTAGACTCTTCTACGTTGTCTATGTATCCATCTCGTTCACTTGGGTCAATTTTACAGTTTAGTGTAGTGGTTATAGCGAAAATATCGGCCTCTACTTCTGAAAATTTTCTTGCCATACGGGTGATGCTTTTTTCATACCGCTTCATCCGCCTTTCCATGCTCTCTAGCCTCTTATTAATGTTCTTTATTTTATCCATTTTAGTCTCCGTAAGTGCTGTGCCAACTTGTTCCATATTTATCCTTCCAGTATTTTGACACACTAGTTGTCCCCTCAATGTCCCCAACTTTTTCGATTGAACCTATCTTGTCAAGACTAACCTTGTAGAGCGTGTTTTCTGATGGTGTTGTCAGGCTGTAATTTCCGCCAAATACCAACTCGTTTATCTTCTCATATTCTTCTGGAAATTTTACGTATTGTGATGCCGATAAGATTATCAGCATTTTTTCCTTGAAAAACCACACTAAGGAAAGCGGATTTGTTCGTCTTCCGAAATACAGGTTTCTACTGTCCAGTCTTTTGAGTAAAATCGCCATGGAGCCTTCACACTTTTTTATCCCCTTGTGTATCCCATATTTTTCTACTCGTGCCAGAATTTCTTCTGAATCAACCTCAGCTTGGTAATTGTATCCATCAAGTCTTGATGAGTAGATATGTCCATTATGTGCCAGAACATATCTTGCCGAATGTATCGGCATGTTGTTGTAATTGTTTTGCGGCGTTCCACGTGTTTTTGCCCGCGTATGCATGATGATTAATTTTTCTGTTCCATCTAGGCGGTATTTCTTCATTTGCTCTTCTGTCTCTTTTGGGAGTGACTTTTTGCCATGAATGTTGTCCCACAGTTCATCCGCCGGAACGGGCGCTTTTATAGCCCGCTTTGTATTTTCACGTTCAAAGTAAAATCCGGATGCATCCGTTCCTCTTGCAGATAGGGAGACAAATGTCTCCCGAAGCAAGCCTAAATCAATCTTTTGGTTTCCGTATCGGATTAATCCTAAAATTCCACACATTTTTATCCTCCTTTTTTTATCCGTTTGCCTGTCCTCTTCCCTGATCGCCCGGAGTTGGTATCCACATCCATGAGTGTGGTGTTGAAGTGGTTGCGCCTCCTCTGCCTATAGCAACGTTGTGACTGCTGGTTCTGTTAGCTTCGTGGTGCCGATGTAAATTTCTTACAGGGCGAGGGAAAATTTCTACTGTCGAATACAACGGGAGCCCAAGTTTTTTTGTGTTGTGAATTTTTATTGTTCGTTGTACCCTTTTTGCTGCTGGCACTCCATACCGAATCATAGCGCCAAGTATCACCCACTTTTTTAGCAGAAATTCGAGACTGTTTCTGGCCCTGTCTATGTCGTGCGGTAATTTGCCACAAATTACACCGTCTCTCCCCGGGTTATCTTGTGTAATAAATTCTATTTCTTCTCTACTGAGCGATGGAGCTCCGAATCTAACAACACCAGCCCTCGGGCCAAGGCAGGCAACACTCGGTGGCTGGTTTTTTTCTTGTACGAGTAAATTGAATTGCTGTTTTCTGAATATTCCGTAGAGAAGTTTATCGTACTTCATCCCGAATGTTGAACATACTTCTGTTATTACTGAGCGAGTTGTAATGCCGGAGACCCTGGTTTCTGCCCTAATAAGAACACTATCTGTTTTTAGTTTCCACCCTTGATGAATTGCCTTTACTAGAGCAAGATTTTTTGGATTGTTTTTGTCGAAATACTGGAACAACTCATCTGTTTCTTTTTTAGTCAAAAACATCTGGTAATCTTCTTTTGTGGGGGGAGTGTTAATTCTAATGGTTCCGCCGGTTTCTAGCATTTTGCTAAATTTCTCTGCAATTTTGAATGCTAGTTTGTGTACCAAAAACGTAAAGCGAAAATTGCAGATATACGAGGGCAGGGAACGGTATTCAATTCCGTAATCACAACCTCGTATGGCGGACGGCCTATCGTATCCTGTAAACCTAAGACGTGCTTTATCATCCGGGTTCTGTTTTTGGAGTTCTGTAATCGCCGCTTCTAATTCTCTGCCAGCAACAATGGGATGGTGACCCCATGATCGGAGGCTTCCCGGCATGTTCCTTTTGATCGGCCAGTAAAGGAATTCATCGAGCAATGTTAACAGTGGGCGATAGGTGCGTGATAGCACTGCTCTTTTTATTCGATCGCCACCCAAGTGAATGTGTCCACCGATAGAATCCTCATGGCCGCCACCGGCACATAAGATAATTTTCTTGTTTTTCCGCCTTATTTCTTGATGTGCCACATGCAATAATGCCTTCAGATTCTTTGTCAGGATGTAGGGAGAAGTTGACGGGCTTGGTCTAAGTTCTGCGATTCTTGAATTTCCGTCTGTTCCGATAGGGCAATGTCCTTCTCGGAGAAATTCTCTTGCTGAGTATGTTACTGGTCCTTCTTTATCTCCTTTAAGGGTTACAGATTTTATCCTGAACTTTTTTGACAAATTTTCTTTAGAAAGTGCCAGTTCTGGATCGCATCCGATTGTCAGCGATTTTGGCTTGGATATTTTTGGCATGAATTCTCGAAAAATTCGTTCTCCAAATTCATCCTTTTCTTTACCTCGTAGTGTAACACCATTTTGCTTCAGAAATTTCTTCAGAAATAGTATAAGAATTTTTCTCTCAGGATTACCTAGGGCAATGAGCCGTTCTCCTTTGCTCCATTTTAACTTGAAGATGAAAGAAAATGTTTGTTCTATCGGAATTGTTGATATTTCAGTTTCAGGATTTTCTTGTGTTAGTCCCTTGATTTGGAGTGACTTTTTGCAAGCTTTTTCCAGCGTCCTTTTGAGTTGGCTTGTGGTTAAATAGATGATTGTCTTGTTTTTTTCATTTGTTGCAGGTAAATCATGAAACCTTGTTCGGCTTCTCCTTGTAGCCACATTAGTAGGTGGTAGTAGAATTTTATTGCAGATAAACACTTCATTTCCTGGCCAAAACATTGTTGCTTCAAAATCTCTGGCGCTTTTGCCAACTAGAGTTTTAAACATAGGGACCTTTTGGATGTAAATTTCTTTTTTCATTTTGCCTCCAAAATTTTGAGAACTTCTTTTCTCTTGCCTGCAAGGCTATCATAGTTAACCTCGTAGACAAGTATTGCGACAGGGTTAACGTTGCCGAATTTTTCCCTTGTGGACAGCCCGCATTTCCACTCACCACAGTAAGCTGTTGCTGCTAATGGATATATGTAGTCTTTTGTGACTGCATATACTTTTACTGTGCGCATGTATTTGTTGCCTACAAATAGCACTGGCATGATGTTCAGGTGTTCGTGTTTTAACTTGGCAAACACTTTCACTTGTGGTTTGAGTCTTTTAATGAATTCATCTATCAGCTTCATTTTTGTTTTCTCCATTCTTTCCAAGAAACCTCTGGAATTCTGAACGATTCCTTTTGGCATTGCATAACGAGACTATTGTGGTAGACCAGTATGTCAATAGGCTTGCCAGATAGGGCAGAAGTTTTGAAGAAGTCCCAGTTCTGACTGTCTGCAACTTTTTGTAGATGGTTGAAGAGCTTTTCTGGCAATCGAAAAACAGCAATTGAGGACAGCGTGCCTATTCCAGTTCCGACTACTCCTGCTGAATATGTTGGGGCGCTGTTAGTGTGTACGATATTTCGCACTCTTTTCCTACCGATGAAGTATCGGTGTAACATCCCATTGTCAGCAACGTCTAAACCAATTTCATAAAATTTTTCTTTTTTCATGTGTTTTTTTCTCCAAGTTTTTTTATGAAGGTCGTCAATCTTTGGAGTGACTTAACGGCTTCACTTGCCTTGATTGCAGTGCGCCGAAATTCTTGATGCATCGGCGACTGTTCAGCCTCTTCGGCTTCGGCATGAAACCTAATCAACTCCTCTAGCTTGCTAGATAGCTCTTTTAGTTCATTCACTTTTTCTTCTCCCTTTTCGATGACGATGGCAACATGAATCCAGCCATTATCCGCTCTTCTAGGTGCCTCAATTCCTCCTCGCCCACTTCGCCCTTTACGAAGAGCGAAATTTTTAGATGCTCTTCTTGGAGTACGATTGTTTTCCATTTTCGCACTCCCGGTGGCTCTTTCTTTTTAGGTTTTTTCATTGTTCCCCTCTCCTTTCATATTCCAGGCTACTCTTGAGCCTTGTCATTGCTTCATTTTTTGTGCAAAAACATCCGCCCCACGCCCCTGGTATTGCATATCTGATTCTGTCTAACTTTTTGGTCAATTTTCGGTACTGAACATTTACATAAGTACATAGATATAATTTGCAACCCAAACATTGTATTGTACAACCGTTCTTGCTGAGGTATTTACATTCCCTGCAACATGTTAGATTTTCCTTTAGTTCTCCATGCACTATAAAATAGTAACCTTTTTTGTTTCGTTTGACTTCAACTTTTTGGTGTTCTATGGCAATGTTCCTAATTGCACCTGGAAGCCTAGCGGCACAGACGGCATTCTTGCCGAACTTTCTTATTCGACAAGGGTCATATTTCTTGATGAGCTTGTCGGCATAATCATAGAGCCTGTCATAAAGACGACTCCATTCTTCCATTGTTCGCTCTCTGTATCTCATTTTTCGTACTCCCAGGGGATGACAACCACTCCGATTTTTCCAATAAATGCCTCAACCACCATCTTTTCCTTTCTTAAAAAGTCTATGAATTGAAATGCTTTTTCTTTTCCACAAATATGAATCTGTCGAGGCATTTCGTAGATATGGTAGTTTCCTTCCTTTTTTTTGACGTTGGAACATATAGCCGTATGGGAAAATCCGTTTTTGTCCAAGAATGATTGAATCTTTGGAAGGTGCTCTTCCCGCACGATATCCTTTAGTTCCAAATTGCCGAGAAATATGCCCATTTTTTTCCTCCTTTTTTTAATTTGAGTTTTTGTCCGTTTCTTTTTCTTGGATAGCCTCGATAATTTCAATAATATCTCGTTTGATTTCTTCCTTGACTGAGTATCCAGATTCAACAATTTTTTCAACGTTATCGTGTGTTACGTTTTTGGCAACGATCATTCCGACTAATGTAGCTCGATTTGGAACAAAAATTGCAGGGATAACAGTAAGCAAAAATGCTATCGAAGCTATAAGAAAAGCCCTTCTCCATGTAGGGTAACGCTCCGTCAAATCTGTATCGAGATGGGAAATCGCTGCCCCAACAATAGTGGCGATCCACAGAAATCCAAAAAGAGCTGCAAAGAAAGTAAAAAAATTCTTTACCCCATTGACTATGCCCAAAAGGTAAATCAACCAAGGACTGATAATAGGCTCCATTTTTTTTCTCCTTTTTATGTCATCCAAATGATTACAAAAACCGAAACCGAAAGAAACCCCATGAACGAAAGCAACAGTGCTATGATTACACCGTAATACCAACGTTCAATTTCTTTTCGATGGGCATTTTTGAGCACTGTCCTTACTAGGAACGATACTACTGTGAGCACCAAAAGCGTGAGCAATATTTTCAAGTTAATTGACATTTTTTTTCTCCTTTTTTTAGATGACCCAAATGATTGCAAAAACCGAAACCAAGCACCCCAGCATCGAGAGCATCAGTGCTATTAGCGCAACGTTGTACAAATGTCTGGTTTCTTTTCGGCAATCATTCCTGAGTGTTTTTTCTATCACACTCGACAGTACCATAATTACAAAAAAAGTAAGCATGAATTTTAAGGCTGTTAACATTGTTTTTTCTCCTTTTTTAATGTGTCTAGCAATGCTAGATTTTAGCCATTCCTGCTAGGAGTGACTTCGCGCCCTTTTTTGAGCACAAAAAAATAGGCCAGAAACTAATCTGGCCTATTTTTTACCTGGTAATTAATTCATTGCTTTTTTCTTGATTTCCTCCCTTTTTTTCTCTAACAATTTAAGCTCTTGCATCACTTTCTTCATGTGTGTTTCGTACATAGTATTGAACATTCGCAACATGCGGCGATAACTTTGGGGCATGAAGGCATTTTTTTGGACGTATCTCCGTATCTGATTCAACATAACAATTTCCCAAGGGAAAGTCTTAGGGAATTGCCGCAACTTTCTCTCTGCTTCCTCGATAAGAGATAGCAAGTGTTTCCGTCTGTTTTTCAGATTCAACTGGACTTTTTTCTCTAGGCTTTCTAGATGTCTTTCGATGTCTTGATTCACTTTTTCGTTGCCTTTTGTTCTCGTTTTTCTTTCTCTCTTAAGGCCCTTTCTTCTGCTTTCTTTCGCCGCTCTTCTGCTTCAATCTCGGCCCTTTTCTTGTTCGCCTCAACTACTGCACTCCTCAGTAGCCTAGCAGTAGTACGAGTAAACGGGACTTTGAATCCGGAAACCAAAGTAAGACTAGGCTCTTCTCTAGTCTCTTTGATCTCCTCGTCCCCCGCCGGGAAAATCGGAGCATCGTCCTTCCTCCAGCATTCCACGGTTTTTTTGGCTTCTTCCTCATTCCGAGCGATGATTTGTACCGGAATGCGTCGGTGGACGGTCTCGGTGACCGTCCCAAAGAATTGGTAAAGTTTCAATTCAATCCTCCGTTTTTTTTTATTGAAAAAACACCCGATTTTTCGCGGCCAGAAAATAGTTGCATCACCTTCCTTTTTGGCCAGATTAAAAAATCGAATGTTCTTTCCATATCACCTTCTTTCTTCTAATTCTTTTATACAATCTGGACAAAGTCCAGATTTTTGATATTCAGCAATATCCTTTGAGCTTACAATTGCCTCATAGTTTTGAATTGCATACATTTCTCTTCTACATCGCATACATATACCTCGTTTCAATGCATCGGAGAAAGCTGTTCCAAAAACTTGCTTTGTAAAGAAGTCAAAAAACTTTTCGTTAAGACTAGAAGAAAAGCCTTTCTTCATGTGTTGCCTCCCTTTATTTAATAGATCCATAAATAACAGTAAATTTGTACCCTAATTTCTTGAAGATGTTAATCATCTTTTTTGCGATGGAATAAGATGAATATTCTACCTTGCATCCGCCTTCAAAAATCAGGACACAGATTACCTTGCTTTCTTGGAGATCGCAAAGTTTCAATGTTTCCTCCCTTGGTAGTACATACACATTGATAGCATATCACAAGTTAATTTTCAATGTCAAGCTTTTTTTTAAAATTTTTTTGGGCCGCATACTCAAATATGGTACATTTCTTGCATACACAAACCCTATCCTTTCCTATCGGAATACTAGGGAATAGCATACCTGAACCAAGTTCCAGGTAGGTGTCCTTCCACTACGGTGGGAGATACCCTCCCCCCACCTTCTTTCCTACAATCCCTATAGAAACAGTAGAGATTCTGCTGGAAGGCTCTGATATAGTCCCGGCTTGCGAATTCCGATCGGAATAGTAGGGAATGGATCGCACCTACATTGTTCCTATAAAAAAAAGAATTCTTATCGGAACAGTAGGGAAAACCCATGACACCCTAAGGGGAGGCACCCCCCGCCGGATGAGAGAGTACCTCCCCATCCTGTGCCTACTGTAGCTTCTATGGCGTTTTTTGGAATGGGGCATGGGGGGTAAAAAATTTTGCTCTATAGTGTTTTTGGGTTGACAAAATGGGTGTAATAATGTTATAATATATGTATGGAAAAGAGGGTGCTTTCGGCGGTGCAGATTGAGCCTGAATTGTTGAGTTGTGTTTGCATCGCAGTTTGTCCTGATTGTTATGGGATATTGATGTATAAAATGGTTTCACCGCGAGGTAAAACCGAAGACCCTGTTTGTTCTAAATGTTTGAGAACTGTACATACTGCAAAATTGTTCAAAATAAAATATAATGATGAAAGGGCAAGTGCCGGTGGTGAACCGGCGGGCGTTCCAACACCTTAAAATAGCTGCTTTAGTCGGCTGAGATGAAAACAGGAACGGAGGGAGTTTCATAGGTGCCTAAGACACTAAAACCAACGGTTCGGCAGCGGAGGTTTGTCAAGGCCATAATGGAAGGCTGTTCGCAGACCGATGCGGCTATTCGGGCCGGTTACAAGCCGTCTAATGCGACGGATACGGCATCGAAGTTGATTCGCACAAATGAAACCGTGCGGGCGATGCTTCTTTCTGAGTTTGAAAAGGCCGGGATTACTGATCGCCTCGTTGCCGAGAAAATGCGAGAGGGCCTGGACGCCATGACCCCGCCGAGAAAAGAGGGCGGAAGCCGATATGAAGACTTTTTCGTGCGCAAGCAATATTTGGATATTTACTTTAGGCTTATAGGGGCTTATGCGCCCGAAAAAGTCGAAATGACAGAGAAAAAAATTGTAATTAATATAACACCTGAGTTTGTCAAGGGCCTGATGGATGCTAAGGCCATTGATGAAACAGAGGCCAGGGTAATAGAGGCTGAGGTGCTTGAAAGCGAGCCTCTTGGAAAAGGTGCATAATGGCATTAAAACGGGTCATAAATGAAGCAAATATTGATGATTTCATTAAGGATAAAGAAGACCAGCAGAAATGGAGAAGATTGACCGAGCTTGAAGACAGGATGATGAGAAAGGCCAGGGGGGTTCCCAGGTCTTTTACAGCGTTGAAGATTTATCGTAAATATTACGAGCGAAAATACGGTAAGAAAAAGAAGTAAAATTGGATGTCATTACGAATAAGCTTCAAAATCCAGAATGGTGGATTGAGAAGTGTACGTCTGACCTTTATTTCTTGTGTAGATGTATTCTGCAGACACTTGAGGATGCTACACCGGGCTATAAGGACTTATATTTCCCGACACATAAGACAATTTGTGATTTTGTGCAGAATTATGCTCAGCCGGGACATAAATTACTTATTTTAACCCCTCGCGGTTGGGTGAAATCATATATTGTGACAGTTGGATGGACAATTCAGAGGCTTCTGCGTAATTTTATTGCTGGGAAGCGGGAGATTAGTATTATTTCCAATGCTACAATTGGGAATGCTCAGAATTTTTTGAAGAGGATTAAGAATAATTTTGAGTACAACGAAGTCTTGAAGGGTTTGTTTAGAGAATTTATCCCGAAAAACCTGGATAAAGATGCTGCTCGGTGGACCATGGAAGAAATAGAGCTCAATGGCTGCTCTATTGAAACCGGAAGTGTTGAGGGAAACCTTGTTTCAAGGCACTATGGTGTTATGATTAATGATGACCTTGTGAACAAGGAAAATTCCGAGACGGCAGCTCAGATAGCAAAGGTTATCGACTGGTGGCAGTTGGCTCAATCGCTGTTGAATCCGGATGGGATTGAGATCACAATTGGAACCCGTTGGGCCTTTGATGATTTGTATGGACATATTATTGAGAAATTTGTGCAGCCGCCTAAGGATTATTACAAGGGCAAGCCGATAGCTGTTGTTCATAATGGCGTTTATCACTTGCTCCAGATGGATTGCTGGGGTGATCCTGATGCTGAAACTGGCTCAACTTTTCCGACGCTGTTTCCGGATGATAGGCTCCGGAGAATCTTTGAGGAGCAGGGCGACAGGGCTTATGGGCAGTATAGAAATGATCCGCTGGCTCGCGGAAAGAACATAATCCATGCAGAGTGGTTTAGAAGGTATCATCCAGATGCAATTCCAGCACAAAAATATACATTGATGTTGATTGATTCTGCATATACTGAGAAGCAGTCATCGGCATTTACCGGAATTGTCATGGTAAGCCTGTGCTCTGATAGAAAGGGTTACATTAGATTTGGCGAAAGAAAGCGGTTGACTGATATGCAACTTTGTGAATATATCGTAGATAAGGCCCTTGTTTATTTTCCAGAAGCTATTATTGTTGAGGATGTAAAATTTGAGACTATTAAGGATTTGTTGGAGATTATCGTTGGTCAAAGGTTGCGTAGGCGACAGATTCCGGCAGAATATATTGACTATATTAAATCATTGCCCTATATTCTTATGCAGGCCAAGCCTGCGGGGCGGTCGAAAGAATTACGTATTGCTAATTTAGCAGGCAGAATTGAGGCCGGTGATTTTGTGTTTCCGATGCATGGGGCCGAGGACCTAGAGACAGAGCTAAAGCGATTCCCGACATATCATGTTAAGGATACCGCAGATGCCTTTGCCTATGTGCTCGATTTTATGTATTTTCCGAAGCAAAACGAGCCGGTCAAAACTTTTATTGTACCGGATAGACTTAAAAAAACTCCCGAAGAACTTGAGAAAGAGCATTGGGAGGAATTGAAAGAAGACGTTTATTTAGACGGATGGGATGTAAACCCAGATGATGATATTTTTTGAGGTGATACATGGGTATTAAAGCACGTGGTCGTCAGATGGCGAATGCCACAGACGGCGGAAACACATTTACGTTTGACACAACCGGGACTAAATATACCGAATGGTATGATGTCTCGATGCTAGATGAGTTGATTACATTTGTCGAGGCTACTTGGACAAGCAAATCCGGGGCCACACTGGATGTATCGCTTGAGATTAAGAACCCATTTACGGGAACTGCTTTTGATCCAAGCTCGGCTCATACACAATTGACAAATACGGGCAGTAACTTTAAGCAACATTCTTCGTTTGGTACTGTTATAAGGCTTAAGTTGGTAGCGGGCGGAGCCTTTGGTGCCGGTGAAGAGATTGCTGTTTCTGTCTATTATGTGGGCAAGAGCCCGTAAGGTGACTTAACGGAAATCCATAAAAGGGTCGCTACAGAGCCATTTATGGTTGTTAAGGGCCTTTTATTAGGCAAATTATTGCTAGCTAATTTGTCTATAGGAAAAAAATATGTTACTTAAAGGAAATTTTGGAAATGATCACCTGAAATGTCGTTCTGGTGTTCGTTGGTTACAGTTGTTTGCCAAAGATTTGGCTGATAGCCCCTCTGGTATTGTCTTGCAGTCTGTTGATGATTCCGGTTCTCGCACAGATCGCTATATCTGGGTTGATAGCAATGGTGCCTTAAGGATTAGTACCTCGGAACCGTCTGATCAGGATAGTGACGGTAGCCCGATTGCTGCTTCTGGCGTTACGCTGGATAGTGCGTTTGATAGTGGTTCTGCTATTGATGGTGCTACAAGTTCTGGCGCTGCGGTTACGATTGGTGGGTCTGGCGCTGCTGACATCAGCTTTTATCACGATGGTTCTAATGGGTACATCGTGTCTAATACTGGCGATTTATTCCTCAATGCTGCTGGTGGAGATGTCAATCTTGGTGACGAAAACCTCGTTACAACTGGAAATCTTCAGGTTAATTCAGATTCCAACAAACTAACTCTTGGCGCTTCTGGCGCTTCTGATGCCTATCTGCAGTTTGACGGCACAGACCTGCTGTTTTATGACAGTAATTATGGTGGAACCATTTCACTGTCGTCTTTGGCAGGAAGCAACCTTTCAGGCCCTACGGTTACTGGTGATATGACCATATCCGATGGCAAGCTTGATTGGACTAATGCCTCTGATGAGACAGCTGGAACATGGTCTTTTGATGCCGTTACCACCGGAAATGCTTTAGTCATTTCTGGTGATGCCCTTACTTCAGGAACCCTTGTTCTTTTGTCCGCTACCGAGGGAACGCTGAATGGTGGGTATTATTTGCGGATGTATGATGAGACTGCATCTGGAACTGTGTTTGGTGTTAAGGAAGACGGAGAGGTTGAAATTACTGGTGCTGTCGGTTCTGACATGCTGACCATTTCCGCTGGAGACCTCCAGCTGGATAATGGAAAATTTGAAGTTGACACAACCCAGGACATTACGTCGTATGTGAAAAGAAACCATGCGACTTCTTCTAGTCCTGTCGTAGAGATTGAACAGACTCATACCGGGGCCACTGGGACTGCATTGCTGATTGACCAGAACGCTACTGGTAATGCTAAAGCCCTCGAAATCTCGCACGATGGCGATTATGCGGCCATTGACATCAGTGCTGGTGCTGCAAGAACTGGTAATGTTATAGACATTAACATGGCGAACCAGCTTGCAGAAACCGCCCTTGATGTGCATGGGGCCGCAACTGGTACAGCCGGAGAGGGCATTGTTCACGTTGACGTGACTGGTGCTTTAGCTGGTAATGCTATTCGTGTTGATTCAACAGGAGCGAACCTTGCTACTGGACAGTTGCTCTATGTGAAAAGCGCTGGTAATCAGGCCGCTGCAACCAATGGTATTGTTGCCTATTTTGAGGATACCGGTGCTGCCCAGGCAACTTCATATGCCGTGTACATTTCGTCCACGAACAATGAAGCCTTAAAGGTAGATGCCGGGGAATCCGTTTTTGATGAAAAGGTGACAATCAGCGATGATCTTGCTGTGACGGTTGCTGATTCTGCCAATGTGGACGCGATTACTGTTACACAGAGCGATGCCACGAATAATAAGGATGGTGTGGTTATTAGCTTTGCTGGAACCGGATACGGACTGAAAGCTTCTAATTCTGATGCTGGTGGACACGTTGCTCTGTTTCAAGCTGGTGTAGCCAGTACAACCCCGCCTCTTGTGGAGGTGGATGGCACAACCAACAATTGGGTTGGCGCCGCCACAACCGGAATGCTTGAGTTGCATTCGGATGGTACGTTGGCTGCTACAACAGCCAACCTGCTTCGCATTGAGTTTTCTGGAACCTCAGCTTCTGGTGGGCTTGGAACCTGCCTGAGCGTCAATGATACCGGAACCTCTGGTGGCGGAACGGAATATTCCGTGTACATCAATGCCACAAACCATGAGGCTCTTAAAGTTGATGCAGGTCAGGCTGTGTTTGATGAGCTTGTTGATATGTCTGGAGAAGGCATGAAGACAAAGCTCTCTACGGCTGACGTAAGCAATCCGCCTACGAATGCTGAGCTTGACAGTGCATTTGGTGCTGTTGGTCAGACCGCTGGTTTTATCGGCGTTGTGGATGATGCCGGTGGTGGTTCTAATGTCTGGATTGTAACCCACGACGGAACTGACTGGTGGTATGTTGCAATGACAAAGGCCGCGTAATATACAGGTCTTGCAGGTGACCTGGGGAGTTGGCTTCGCCCAAAACCGGGGGCTGTCTTATGATTTGAGTGCTCTTTAGAAGCTGGCAGCCCCCATCCTGCATTATGCGCCTGTAGTTTAACGGTAGAGCCTTGGGTTTCCAACCCAAGTATGTCGGTTCGAGTCCGACCGGGCGCTTATGCCGGGGTAGCTCAACTGGAAGAGCCACTGTCTTGTAAACAGTTGGTTGGAGGTTCGAGCCCTCCCCCTGGCTCCAGAAGGAGAAAAAATGGAAAACACAGTGAATCTAATCGTTGCCGGGATTATTTTTCTTTATCATGTCTGGCAGCAAGAGAAGTGGGACAGAGAGAGAGAAAAATTCTATGATCGCTTTATGGCAAAGAGCCTCTCTGAATTTAAGTATTTCAGAGAAGAGTACCCGAAAACCGTAAAGCATACAGATCGGTACAATAAAGATTTGCAGAAAATACGGCTGAAAGAAGTAGAAGAGGTGCTCCGAGATAAAAATGAAGTGGAAGATACTATTTCTCGTTGGGAAGAAGATTGGGGTGCTGACGAGATTGACATAAAGAGAATGCAACGCATGAATGATGAAGAAATGGCGGAGAGGGCCAGTGAGAAATAATTGGCGCAAGATAACGCAGAAAATCTTAAATGATGAATCGCTCACTCGTGAAGATGAAGAGTGGGCGGTAAAAAAGATTCAGGATTACTGGGATAACCATCCCGATGTAACGAATCGGTATCCACGCTGGAAGAAGTATATTGCCTGGGTAGCTGGATATCAAATCTTTGACTACAATAAAATTTCAAAGAAACTAGTTGAAGTGCCGCTAGCTAGGAAGAGAAAAATTATCTTCAACCAACTCAAGGGTTTTGTGCGTGTTTTGCTTGCCAAGCTTTCCGCCGAGCCACATACACCTGGCGTTGTACCTGCAACCAATGACCATGATGATATTGAAGCTGCAAAAGTTGGAGACCGCTATATAGCTGGACATAGCGAAACCATTGACTTTACAGATACAACAACAAAGCTCAAGCTGTGGACTATTGTCTGTAATAAAGCTTATTTACGTGTTCTATGGAATACCGATATGGAAGGTATTATTGACTTACAGCGAGTTGAGGAAAAAGACCCAATAACAGGTGAGGTGATCGGGGAATCTTTTAAGGCCATTACAGAAGAAGGTGACCTTGATATGGAATGTATTTCGCCGTTCAACTGTAGGCCGGACCCGTTGTATAGCGACCATGATAAGTGGAGATGGTTTGTTTATGGCGAAGAGGTGGATGCCGAGGAGCTGGAAGAAGAGTATGGCCTTAAACCAGGCTCGCTTGTAGAGCAGTCTAATACGCTAGACACAGCTTATGATTTAGAGCTGCAGGATGAACAAGATATTATCGTTGGGTCTCCGGACAAAAGCGAAGACATTACTGGCAGAACAGTTGTTCAGAAACAGTTTTGGACAAAGGATATTTACATTTTTACAGCCGGAACGAAAGTTTTAGAATATGGTCCCAACAAGGATGGTGTTATTCCATTCTTTCCGACAGAAGAGCGCCTGATTCCCATTGATCAATATGAGAAGGGCTTTAGCTTCAATGAGTCGCTTATTAAGGATGCCATTCCGATTCAGAGAGAATATAACAGACAGGCATCTGTAATAAGTACCGCTCTAGAAAGGGCCGCAAAGCTAAAAATCATGGTGCCGATGGGTTCCATGTTGCGGAAAGAACAGTGGACAAATGATTATGGAGTTTTTTATAATCCACACATGGGAAATCCCTATCAGATGAAAATAGACCCTTTTCCGGTTGAGCTTCCGCAATACAAATCAAGCCTCATCCAGGAGATGCAGTCTGTGATGAATCTTCACCCAGCAAGCTTTGGACAGCTTCCAGAAAGGGCGAGCCATCCATCTGGTAGCCTTGTTAATCTCTTGCTGGAGCAAGATGATATTGTTCTCAATCCGCTTTTATCGGCGATTAATAGAGCGATAGGCAAAGCATGGTCGCTTGGGTTGAGAATTGTTCGAGATAATTATGTAACCAGCAGGTTGAT